CAAAAGTTCCTGACTTAAGTTCACCTGTATCGGCTGTGCCGTTTGCGTCAGATGAACGAGAAGCCGCACCAGAAGCAACGGCGACATAAATACCGTTTTCAGATGCTGTAGTTTGGTTCTTAAGAAGTACACGGTCACCAGCGACAAGTACGACTCCATCAATTGTGTCGCCAGCCTCAAGTCCATTAGCAATGGATACGTTTGCCGTTGACGCAAGTCTTACGGATTGCTTGACATCAAGACCCTGACGCGCTGAGTCAACATAGCCCTTGGTGGCAATATGTGCTGAGTCTGTTGGGGTGGCAACTTTTGCGTTACCACTTGCGTCGCGTTTTACAAGTTTTGAAGCAGTTGCATCCGAAGTTGCATCATTGAGCATATTCCAGAAAGATGCAGGCAATAAACCAGCACTGTCTGTATCGGCAACATTGAGAGTAAGGGTTACTGTGCCGTTTGATTCAGTAACCGTAAGGGCTTCAGCAATACCTGCGCCACCGCCTGAAACAATGGTGTGTGGTAGTGAGCGCCAAGCACCGTTTGCGTACACCTTAATGGTGTCTGTAGTGCTGTTATAAATTAACCGACCTTCAAAGTTGCTCGAGGATGGGTCTGTTGCCAGAACTTCGAAAGAGGCATTGACCAGTTGATTCTGGTTCAGGTTAATGTTTGTTAGAAACTTTTGTGCCATCTTTTACCTCACGTCAGGAAAGCGAACCCAGAGAAGGGCGCCGAAAAGACCACGACCACCTGTGAGTTGCTTACATATTGTACTTCACCGTAAACCACCGTATTAGCAGAATCGACAATCGTAACCGAAGGCTTGCCTCCGAGGGTGTGGTTTATTGTCCAAGTGCTCGTCGCTTGCGCTTGGGTGAATGTAAATCTCTGTGTTAGAACAAATTGACTGCTCAACGTGGTGAGCGTAATTAAATTCTGAGCCTCGTTGTCAACATTTACGTCTATTCTTTGTTCCTGGACAATAACTTGATTTGGGATTGTTTGGCTCATCTAGTTACCTCTGGAACAACAGTAAAGTCTCCTTGAATCATTCTTCTGACAATGCCATTGGAAGCAATAATTTCCAAATCGTATACGCCAGAACTGGTGATTGTTGCCGTGTCGGCTGCGGAAATGAATAATTCCACTACTCCAGTAACCCCCCCAAGAACTATTCTTGAGTTTTCTGTGGTCAGAGAAATAAGAATCGTGCTTGAGTCGACAGTTCTTCTCACTTGCATTCGAGCCGTGTATCCAGTGAAATTCCAAAGTAGATAGGTCGGGTCAGACGGAGGTGAGGCTGGGTCGGGATACTTTAGGGTCAAGGTACGACCGAAAGTGGCTCCCGCCTGACAAGTTATATTGTAAATTCCAGCAAGCATCGACGCGCGCTCCTAACTACTGCGTCTAATTGTAGATTACTCGCCCAATAAGCGCGGGCAGTAATTACAGAACGCTGGCTGATTCTTTGTTCTTGCCGACCTTCTTGAGGCCCATCGACATTGCAATCGATAGGGCAACAGCGGTTACGCCAATCTTGAGGTTGTCTGACGCAACAAGGCCATCAAAATCCGCTCCTGTGGCAATCCATGCGCCAAGGTAACCCTGCAAGAACGTGCGTGCCGCTCTTTCGAATGTGTCTTTTGCAAATGTGGTCATTTGGTCCTCCTTGAGGGGATGAACAATTTTACCACTTAACCAAGCCCAGGTGCTGAGGGTGAATTCCCACCGCCCAACTGTCCGTATGTCGGGTCATCAAGAACAAGTGGAAGTTCTTGGTATGCCTCATGATTGAGTACAAACCCCATTGGCTTTGTTTTTTCAATCATCGCCACAACTTCGGGTGACGTATCACCAGATACAGTAACCCCAGGTGTTTCCGATAAAAGAGTGTAAACATTTATCTGAAAGAAACTGCCACCAGGAAATGTATAGATGACCTTGTTTCCTTCGAGAACTTGCTTGGCTGATTCTTTTATGGCCAAAAAAGTCCCTGCGTTTCTTCCAAAATAAGCATTTTCTAATTGCCACGCGATGGAATCATCAACGGAACCGATTGCATTGGTCGAAGTTGACGTGGTCAGGATTTTGTAAATAGGCGTTCCATTGAACTGACTTAGCCAGTCAACATAATTTGAGTCAACGTATTCTGGATTGATTAATTGGCTGTACCTGTAACTATTGTTGACGCCATTGAGTGGCAATTCTCTGTTTTTGAGTTCGTAAAATCTCGAATACAACTTCGACGAAAGTGAGCCATAGTGAGTTAATGCATGAAAAAGTTTTGCAAATGCATAATTTGGATACTCTCCAATTTGGTCTTTGTCCCATATAAAACTTGGGAGAAACTTTCTCATATTGTAAACAAATGTATTTTTTGTAAATCCAAACTCATTAATCAGCATCGGCAGAGTCAAGTAAATGTCAAATCCGCCAATATCTGTGAAGGTCATCTCAACCGAAAACTCAATGTCATCATTTTCTGTGTTCACTAGCCCAACATTAACGACAGGGCTATATATTGTCGTCCATTTTCCAATACTTAATGAAGTCGCTTTTGTTGCATGGGTGGATGACGCTACATTTGTCAGTTTGCAAGAAACTTGTCCAGCACTGCCGCCAAGTTCTGATTCCTCAAGGCTTGAGAAAACTCTGCAGTGGAATTGTGCTTCACTAGCGTTTATGTCATTATCAGGCGGAATGATTGATGAGAGGGTCAAGACAACTGGCAAGGATGGATTGTTTGGTCTAAATTTTATGCTGTAATAAAGTGGATTTATAAATGCATCAGACGTAACAGATAATGTCGCATTTGTTATTGTCCACGAAGTGGAGTAAAAATCTGGCGAAATAATTCTTTGTTGAGTACTGTTAACTGCATATAATGCGTCAGTTGCGCTCAACACGTTTCTTGTGGGATTTTGGAGTATCATTATTTAAACTGCCGTCAGCGTCAACACAATTTTTTGAGAAGAAATATTAATAAGACTTCCTTTTTTGGCAAAAAGAAAATTGTTCCCGCTGGCAGAGCCCCAGTATGGATAAGAAACAGAACAAGTACCACCAGAAACGTATGTTCCAGATGCGGAACTGTTGGAAACAGTAAAACTTGTTGCGGTTCTCGCTGTTATCGCTCGCTGAGTGCTATTTAATCCACTCGGCGTTATTCCCGTTACCGTAACCAAATCTCCAACGGCGAATTTGTTGGCGCAAGTGTAAGTTACGTTGTTTCCACTTTTTACAGCATTTGTTATGGTTCCAGTATCCGTAATGGCAATAACCAAGGAAGTAACGTTTCTGACAAGCGGACTTGAAAGAAAAATCGACAATATGTCGTCATACCTAACAAGTTCTTCATCCCATGAGGAATTGTCCACAGACAAATTATTTAAGATTTGATTTTCAAGAGCGGTTTTTAAGTCGACCGAAGTAACTGTTGAAAAATGGGAAATGCTTGCAGTTATTTTAAGGTCGAGGAGAACTGGGTCTTTTATTCCGACATCAAGGCCAGCAACAGATTTTTCTACGACGCTAGTCAAAATAGAACTTTTTTCTCCTTCGGTCAAGAATCGTTTTGGTCCGTATGCATAAATTGTTACATGGCCAGCGACATCGGCATCACCCACGTTAAGTGAACCGTCTTTGTCTGTTAGGTCATAAACTTTTGCCCTAGTCACCAGGTTGGGATTGGTGGCGATAATGAAATTTTTCGCTTGTGATGCCGTAACCAGGGCGGAGGACATAGCCGCAAGACTTGCCACACCCCTATCAAGAAATCCGCTTAGCGATTCGGCTTCACTGCCTTGAACAAAACTTCCATTTGCAACTGCAGAATACAAACTTGGGTTGTATGAAACTATTTGCAATTCTGTCCCACTTGCTATTTCTGGAATTGTTCCAACAACCTGACAGGTGCACGTAACCGAACCATTTGGAAGAGGGTCGTCCACGGCGTTGGCCGCAATGGTCAGCAGAGTGTTCGTTTCAAATACAAAAGACAACTCGTAATCATCATCGCTTAATGAGTATTGAACTATTGTGCCTGCTGGTATTGATGCTCCACTATTTGAATTGGCTGTAAAAGTTACACTCATTGTTGCCCTATCGCCATCCCTGTATTGAGTACCAATCATTTTTATGGCACCCAAAAAAAGCGAATCTGGAAGTCTGTTTATTGCGCCAATATTCAGGGCGGACATATATGCAAACGCCTGGAACATGGCGTCTTCAATTGTTCCAATTCGCAAATCAAACTCTGGAAG